GATTGCTCTGTGAATGTGAATGATCCACCTGCTGATGCCGGAGCACCAACAAACATGTCAGTACCTTCAACGATGTATGTTTTTGAAGCGTTAGTGTCGAATAACGGACCAGCACCTACGATGTTACCGTAAGCCATGATTGTTTGTTCGATTGCTTGTAGCGTACCATCTTTACCTGTGTGGTTCGCTAATTCTTCGCCAGCGTCAACTGTTAAGAACTCAAGTTCTTTACCTAATTGGCTACCGTTTGCCGCTACGAATGTAGTGTTGTTTTCTGAAATTGGCATTTTGTTATCCTCCTTTTTATCTGATTACTAAATGCCGTGATACCGCTCAGGCATCACGTTAATTGTATTTAGTGGTAAAGATGGTAAATTATGCTGTAATATTACTGCTTCAACCACACTTCGTCACTTTTTGTGCGTTTAACAAACCTGTAGCCAAGATCCTTTAATATTTGCTCGATCCTTTTCACTTTAGCGGGTCTTTTATCTCTCTTCATCTCGATGTTGATTACCGGAGTGTTTCTCGCCAGAGTCTCGCGGGCTCCCTCCAATAGCGGTATCTCATGACCATCCACGTCTATCTTGATTAGATCTATATCATCCATACCAAAACTGTCCAGTGTGCGGCATTGTATGTTTCCGTCTCCTTGTTCCAACACTGTAGAATTGAAACCTTGATGTGCCGTATGAGACGAATCGGATAGTCCGTAAGGAAGTAATTGGGTATTGCCTTGTTTGATGTTTCTTCTCCAACACTCCCTGAAGTTAGGATTGGGTTCGAAGCAGATAACCTGATCGAATCTCTGAGACAGTGGTCTGGTCCACTGTCCAATATTACTTCCTATGTCTAGGCAAAGCCTCCACTGCCGCACGAAATCAAGTGCCGCGTCTCTTTGTGCAGACTGATCCGGTCCGGCATCTTCTAGGTACGTGGGTTCCTCGTGATTCCCATACAATACCCAGTAACTTCTGTCTCCCATCTTACAACTTGACACACAGGAAGTCGTGGTTTCTTGGTTGGAATCCACCTAGGCAGGTATATCCCCAGGCCTCCAGCAGTTGCACGGCATCCATGTTGCCCTTGTTCTGTTCCACCAATATGGCAGGCCATGATGCCTTGATTGTTTTCTCTGAACCCATTATGGCTTTGGTTTCGAATCCCTCTATATCGTATTTTATGAATCCAACATCAGTAATCCCGAAACTATCCAATGTCATGACAGCCACAGCCACATTACCACCTTCTTTGATCCTTCCAACTCTATGACTGGTTGTGTATGCCGTCCGTTCTGCCTCGCCTAGGGCGGCCACGTGATATGTGAATTTGTTGGGATCAACAACTAATCTCGTGAATTCACTCCTTTTGTCTCTGAAGTCAAAACAGTAGGTATGTTTGAAATCATGCTCGAGATTTCTTGCGAAGTAACCCTGTCTTGCACCAACATCAATAGCATGCCGAAAGTTTGTGATGTGTGCTCGCGCCCAACGATATACTTTTGCACATTCATCAACGGCACCTGATTTATTTTGTATCATTATCACACTCTTTACAGGCACAATCTGGACAGTCCCTACATTCGGTGCAGGATCGCCGGCAGTGCTGTTCACATCCACACTTCTCACAAATATACTTGATCATGTCGGTATTTAACTACTCCTCTGGTGCCAGTTTCTTAAGACATTCATGACAGTCACACACATCACAGTTCTGACAGTTGGTACACGTGTCTTTATCGCAGTGTGGATCACAGTTGCATCTGAAACATTTTTCTCTCATCTAAAGTTCTCTGAACTTTCTTGAGATGTCTGTGTTTGGCAACTTACTTTGTAATATTTGCTTTAATTTTGTCACAGTTCTTTCTTTTGTCTTATTATCAAGTTTTGTATAGTTGGACAACGCTCTTCTAATATTTTTGTAGTTGGCATCAGTAATGTTTAATGCCCTCTCCAGTTGCGTCAGATTATGATAGTGATTTTCCCAACTTCTCATATACCTACGAAGCGCCATTACAGGCACAGGTTGCCTTTGCCTCATTGCCTGTGCTTGATTTTTATTTTTTAATTTTTTAGTAATCTCAGGATCTCCCGACACGATGGCCAACATATTGGCCAAGTCGTTATTCATCATTCTAACCTGATCAAACGTTCCTTTGGCCATTGTTTGATCAGCGTAAGTATCTGCGAAACTTCTATGTTTTTTTTGCTGGCTCAACAATGACAGTGCAAGAAAACTTAGGTAAATTCTTTCTGTTATTTCCGGAAAGGTGAATCTTTGCAAGTCACTATGTCGTCTTATTACTTTGCCCTCTGATACATACTTGAGAAATGGTGTCAACATACAGTTATTTATAGGGTATATGCAACGAAACTTTATTCTCACAGACGTAATGAAGACCGGTGATCATGTATCATATGAAAGATTTATTGACACACATTCTTTGCGTAATCAATCCTTTGAATACACAGGCGAGTACTACACCTTACACAAATATGCTCTTGATTCATATGATCGTTTGTTTGCTTTCATTGATATGCGTATACATAACAACAGGCTGAACGATAACGATGTTTACCAAAAAGATTTGATGCAAAGACTTGAACTGCTTCATCAACAAGGTTTTAATTTCATTATTGCTAATCCATGGGAATCAACGGACAATCTGAACTCCCAAATTTTCGTAACAGGCGAACCAATGAGGCAGGTCCAAATTCCATATCCATCATTTACTTGGACAGGTGGTGTGTCTTGGTTTTGGAACTTTATGTACCATAAATTCAAAGATAATAGACCAAAAGTAAGCCATGACCATAATGGCAGTTACTGGCACAAAGTCCATGACTTTTTGTATCTAAACAAGGCCACCCGTAAACATAGACTGTCTTTGTATAATAAATTGCAACAGGAAAATATCTTAGACAACAGTTTGCACACTTTTCTCAATATGAAACCTCCCAAACGCCTACCAAAAAAATACGAACTGCCTGGGATCGAGCCAGAGCACTACCCTAGGTGGGGCATGGACCAAGAGATGTATGCTTTACCTTACACAGACACTGTTTGTTCTATCGTTTCGGAAACAAACGATAACAACTTTGAAATTTTCATGACAGAAAAGATCTGGAAACCAATTATGGCCCAGCACGTGTTTGTAGTTCATGGCAACTATTTGTATTTGCAAAAGTTGAGGGAGATGGGGTTCAAAACTTTTGGTTCTTATATTGACGAAAGTTATGATCTGGAAAAAGATCCAAACAAAAGAATAGAGATGTTGGTATCATTGTGTAAGGACATGAAACTTTTATGTGATAACGGAAGTGCAGTTGAACGTGGCAATAAAAAATGGCAAGATATCTATCTCCAGACACAATCTTTAAGAAAACACAACTATGACACTTTTTTTAATGAAGAAAAATTAAGCCACCAAGTGAACAAAACTTTACAATTATTTCTTGAATTTGCTGATACCGGTCAAGTTTCTTCTTGAGAATCCTAATCTATCAACCAACTTCACGGCATTACCTGATTTGTCAACTGCCACGAATCCTTCGGGCTCTGTGACTTCGAGTCCGCTGTCTGTCTGTTGGAATGAGCCTATGGCCTGTGCCTGATTCATTTTCTTCAGTACAAATGCTTTCATTGTTTGTACCGCCCTATAGAATGTAAGCATGGCCTGTAGTGGTTTCTTGGCCCTGTTGAGAAACACCGGCATCTGTTTCATCTTGTCCTGTCTCAGTTGTAAGGCCTTCTGTGCTTTGAGTCCTGACATCTGCTGTTGCATCCTATCATTGTAGAACTTCTTGAAACCCAACAGGAACTTGTTCGCATCGTTTGGTAGTTCACCTTCCCTGACCCGTGCGTTGATGTACATCTGGAACATGGGAATAAAGTCCTGGTTCTGCCCCAACACACTTGATAGATTCCTTGGCACACCGTTTAACAGGTTCTCCAGTTTCTCGATACCATTGAAGAACTGTTTAGTTTCTTCGTCAGTGAACTTGGCACTGCCGGAAACGTCCTTGTATGTGGCATTGTCAAAGAACACGTCATTGCTTTTGGCAAATGAACTTACATCTGCCCCTCCTTGAGCGTTCATGTCCGCCAGAGAATCTCCTACATATGTTGTATGGAAAATTATTCCTACCTTGGCTCTGTCAATCTGTCTGCCTAGGTCGCTGGCTTCGGGAACAGCATATGTTATTGTGTTTGGAGTAAATGTTAGATTTGGTCTGCCATCCACATTCTTCCTTGTGATGTCCTCGTCTGTGAACAGTAGATCACCTTGTACAACACCCTGGATATTCAGTTTCTTAAGATGCACAAGACACTTCAACAACTTCTGTCCCAGGTCGTCGGTTCCGTGATTGTTCGCTATGTCTCGCTTCGTGTAATTTACCTTTGCGTTTTTGGCGAACACCGACTTTGTGCCCACAAAGAATCGACCGTTGTCTGGATTCGTCCCACACACCACGGCGGGTGCACCGTCCCATTTCACCGAAACACTCATGGCTTCTGAACTTGTGCCTTTGAGTGTGAGCAGTAGTCCCCTGAAGTACTCCAGCACTGCCTTGCCACCTTCGTATCCGTCGGTGATCACTATGTCTTCTATGTGTTCAAGATGTGTCCTTTTAAATTCAGTCAGGACATCTTCTATCAACATGGTTAGTCCTCTTTGTATTCGCCGTCTTTGATTTTTAAAAGGTTTTCTTTGACGTCTCTGTTCTCTTTTATCCTAGCGACACCTTTCGTGAACTTTGATGCATCCATGTTCTTGAGTGCTGAATTGAACTTCTTCTCCAGTTTAAATGCTGTGTCTTGGTCGAAGTTCTCTCTGATGTAGTGCATTAGCCTGATTGCACTCTCTAAAATGTGAGATGCCCTGCTTTCTACCACCTCTTCCTTGTCTCGTTTGAGAGGCATTGAACTTAATTCTTCTAGTAAACTTCGAGTGTGCTTTTGCATATATGGTATTTACTTCTTATTGTAGCACAATTCTAGCATAAGTCTACTTGGATTTGCGGTAAATGAAGTATTTTCTTTGGTTTGTGTCGTCTCTGATATCTAAAATCTTTAATTGAAACATCTCCGCCAGTTCGATAATGAACGGAACGTTCCATGCATAGAATTCTATCCAATCTGCCTCTGGTTTATCATGCTGTACTCCAGGATTAACACGGAAGAACATGGTGCCACCGTCTGCCAGTAAACTCACACATCTTGAAACTTCTGCTATGATCTTGTCCCTGCTACCAAAATTTACTGATCCCAAACACAGTATGACATCAAACTTTTGATCTGTCTTGTATTCTAAAGTGCCCACTTCATGATCAGCAAGGTGGTTGTAGGGATCTATACCAATTAGATTATGTATTTTGCCTTTGAATTCGTTGTACCCACACCCAACGTCAAGCACTGCCCTTGGCTTGAGAGCATTCACCTCATCTATCAGTGCAAGTCCAGAGTACTTCCATTTTTTCATGTCATTCTGCCAATACTTCGAGAAATATTTGTTGAGGCAGGCATCGTCTATTGCCTCTACGTATTGTTCAATGGTGTTACATCTCTGTACTTCAACACCAAATGTTTCTAGGATGTAAGGTTGTGTAATTTTTTCTATATTGTTTTCACTGTGTGCCAGTAGTTTCGCAAATATTTTTTTGTTCATATTTTGTCAGTATATATTAGATGCTTGTCCTGTCAAACCTTTTTCTTGATTGGCTTTGCTAGTATCTCTCTGGTTTCGTCCGACATCACCCCAGTTATAACCAACATAGGCCTAGGTTTGTTGCTGGCGTTTGCTGTGGCGTGTGGAATGTTGGGCCAATCGAACTTGTGGATGTCTCCCGCCCGCCATCTATCAAAATGTTCATTACCATACATAATGAACTGTCCTGGTTCCCAGTCTTGTAACATTACCATAATTCTAACAACTTTCTCAGGATCAGCGTCTAGGTCATACAACTTGTCAATGTGCATATTCAACACTTCTCCCGTGAATTGGATGTGCAATTTGGATCTTACGGCGTCGAGACAAAAATAGTCTGTCATCCTTTGAAGCGTTGGACATTTTGTAAAATCTGTAAGTCCTCTATATATTGTCATCTTTGGATCAGCACCTGCTGTTTTTAGATCATTCTCTTCTGCTTCTACATCTATGTTGATATTTTCTCTGCCTGTGCCTTCTCTTCGGTTCGCCCAGTTCAAAGGTTTGGCATCTTCTATCACTGCCTGTAGTTCCGTCTGCCACCCTCCAGTGAACTTGCCCAAGTGTTCGACACAGTCTGTGTCTCGGTGCCACTTATTGAAGTGATAGTTACTACGTGCTTTTGCGTCTTCCCAATTACTTGTAGACATATACCTGTATTCCTTTGTCTGAGTAGTTATGTATCCTTCCTTTTGTGTCAGGAAATCTTATATCTAACAACCTACAAAGATCGACATTGTCTTTTGGTTTGTGAATACTTTCTTTATGATCCTTTATGAACTGCATTGAATCCTTGTTTTCTGCCTGTATGTGTTCCCACATCAGGTCAAGGTTTACGAAATGTTGGTAGTTGGGATATGTAATTTTGAATTCACCACACAGTTTCCACCATTCCAAACATTCAAAGTCGTTCCTGTACACTATAACAATTGGAAAACCGAGAGTCTTTAGATGGTCAAGTTCGTGTGCGAATGTGTGTGATTTAATAATCCTTTTGCCTTTGCCAGAGAAAGGAAGATCCCAATTATCTCTCGTTGCCCTAAATTCCATTCCTGGGTCAAAATATGCACCAGTGTGCATAAGATGTTTGCGTCCAGGGGTATCGGCATCGTGCCAGTAGGTTCTCGCTTCAGAATAGTCTGTGTGATCTATGTCATCACTCCAGTAGATATTCTTTACAACACTACTCCACTTTGATCCCGGCGCCCCTGTAAACAATATGTACATTACTTGGTCAACTCTTCCTTGTAGACTGCATTGTAACCCAACTGATTTTTTCCAAAATCAGACAGTGTTTTCAATGCACCTGGTGTGATGAATGACTTCAGCGTTCTCACTGCGGCGTCACCCTCTGCACCTGTTCTCCACTCGTACTTGCCAACCTTCTTCTCTATGGCGGCAACTGACTCAGGGTCCTTGATCATCTTGTCAAGTGCGGCAACCAGTTTTGCTTTGTTTGGATTGCCCTTGTTTACCCAGAACGCTTTCTGTAGAGCATCTCTCCAACTCTTCACAAGTTTGTATGCATCATAGAAGTCACCACTTGGTGCAACACCGTGCATCTTCTCAAACAACGCTTCGAACGTTGGCTCAGTGAAGTTTGGATCAGCATCATGTTCGCCTGTCTTTACATTCAACAAGCCATGATGGAACCAAGTGTAAGCATCGCCTTTCTTTATCACCGGTAAAACGTGTTTCTTATATGCCGCAGGATTCTCTCTTGTTGCATTCAAGTCACCTCTAATGAAAGCCAATCTTCTTTCAGATCCTTTCATTCCTTTTACCCAAATGATTTTGTCCTCAAATGTTTTTACTGGATCATTGTTTGGTCCTGCAAGTAACATAACGATCGCCATGATCTCTGGGGTCATACCAGATCCTGATGGAAACTGTATCGGTCCATTTACCGTGTCCGCTTTGTTTCTAGCACCTACAATGATGTTTAGGTTCATGTGCCCAACAGATTCCCAATCGAAGTAATTGTAATCAACCGGTTCAGTGAGATATGATATACCATTACCACCATGTGATACAAGTATAGTCTTGTCGTCGAATCTCAGTTCATTTTGGAACTCGTTCGGTCCCAGTTGGTCTCTCGCACCTGGCTTGTAGATAAGATTGATCTTCTCACCCAGGTGTTTCTCCCATTCCGCTACAACTATCTGTGCCCACACAGAAGTTCCACCAGATGGTTTTTGTGGCACGATCAAGTTGTAATCGGCCAATGCCGTTGTCATCATTAGAAACAAGGCAATTATT